GCCTCACAAGTTCATGCTAACCTATATGGAGTATTAAAAAAATATCTGGGCGAAAACTTTAGAGGTTAAAAATGGCATTGAGTCAGAATGTAGTAGTCAATTTTTTAACTAAGTTTGACAAAAAAGGTTTAGACCGGGCGACAAAAGAGCTCAAAGGTTTTGACAAAACAGTAGCGAAGACCCGAAGAGCTTTAAAAGCCGGTCTATACGCCGGGGCAATAGCCGCTGGTTTTGGTTTGCTTAAGCTTGGCAAAAATTCTATTGAGGCGGCTCTTGCACAAGAAAAATTAGATAAACAATTAAGACTTACCTTGGCAACAATCGGTGCAGAGGGCTTACTACCCAATGTCAAAGAGTTTATAGATAATTTACAAAGAGTCACAAATGTCACTGAGGATCAACTTGTCCCCGCTTTAAGACAATTGATTTCACAAACTGGTGATCTTGACAGCTCACAGTTTTTATTACAAAAATCTTTAGACATCTCAGCCGGTACCGGTGCAGATTTGGGTTCAGTCCTTGATGCAATTACCAAGGCAGCTATAGGCAACTTTAAAGCAATAGGTACTCTTGGTGTTGGCTTTACTGCAGCGGAAGCCAAGGCTATGGGGTTTCAAAAACTTTTAGTAAATTTAGATAAGTATGCAGGTGCAGCCGAGGCAGCAACACAAACTTTTGAGGGTCAATTACAATCTTTCAAGATAAGTGCAGGTGAAGCGACAGAAACACTAGGTCAAGGTTTTTTGACCGCCTCTTCATTGATTGTAACTGGGTCAGACAATCTAAGCGATTTTGGTAAAAAATTAGAAGTGGTGGCTCAACAATTTACTGACATCTTTGTTGGTCAAGCCGGATCTTTTGGTGCAAAAGGCTTGGGTGGGTATTTAGATGTCCTCAAAGTAGCGGTTGAAGGTTTGGTTGGAGAAACTGGAACCTTACAAAGATTAGAAAAAGAAGGCATCAAGATAAGAGAAGATCAGATCCTAAAAGCCAAGGGTTATTATGGTTTGTCTCAATTAACAATAGATGCTCTTGAACTACAACAAAAGTTTGGCAAGAAAAAACTTACCCAGGATGAAATTCTGGCAAAGATCCAGGCACAAATTTTGGCTAGACAAAAAGCCACAACAAAAGAGCAAGCTGCTCAAGCCGCTTTAGCAAAGAAAAAGGCAGACTTAGAGTCAATCTTTGACATGGATAAAATCAATCTACAGGCCGCATTGAGTCGCAAACTATCTGCCGAAGATGAACTGCGTGTCAAGATCTTGCAAAAACTTGCCGAGGGCACAAAAGCTGCAGTAGATGAGGCGCAACGCTACGCAGATGTACTCAAGGTTATTGAAGATGGCAAGATCACTACTCAGGAGATTGATGAACTTGCAAAAAAATGGGGTATGACAACCCTAGGTGTTGAGTTATACATACAAAAATTGTTTGCGGCTAATGAAGAATTGAAAAAGATGATGGCCTATGTGCAAAATGTAAAAGTGCCAGTTTTACCAACTCAGGGTGCAACACCTTTTGCAGAAAACATTGCTCAATTAAATGCAGCTACAAAAACAATTTTGGCCTTGCAGGATAAAGTAAATCAAGCCGGTAAAACAATTGATGGTGATACCTATAGATCTATGCCACCTTTATTCACTGCAAGTGGAGAATTGACTGCTAGAGGCAGAAATCAAATTGTACCTATGGCAGATGGTGGTGTAGTGACTAGACCTACACAAGCCCTTATTGGTGAGGCCGGGGCTGAGGCTGTAATCCCATTAGATCGCATGGGTAGCATGGGCACAAGAGTTACTGTCAATGTTGCCGGCTCTGTTATCTCAGAGGGTCAATTGCAATCAGTCATACAAGATGTTTTATACAACCTTAACCGCACTGGAGCTGTAACTCAACTAAGTAATCTAGGTAGATAATGCCAGCGGCAATATTTAAGGCTGAGATTGATTTTCAAGGCGGCGCAAGTTTTAGTCCGGCTCTTGTACTTGATGATCCGGCCACGCCTTTAGACTTTTCAATTTTAGGTACAGCCGCAGCGGATGTTGTAGATATAACAAACTTTGTTACACAGTGCTACATACGGCGTGCCTTTAATAGATCCTCTGACTCATTTATTGGTGGCAGTGCCAAAATTGTATTTGTAGATCAAACAGGTGAATTTAATCCAGCTAATACTGGATCACCTCTGTTTGGCAAAATTAAACCTATGCGTAAGATCCGCATGACTGCAAGCTTTAACAGTGTTAATTACAATCTAGGATCTTTCTATGTGCAAGAGTGGAATTACCAAAGTCCAACAGGTTTTGACCCTGCCTATGTAACCTTAAATTGTGTAGATGGTTTTCAGCTTTTAAACCTGACCACAATTAACTCAGTCAGTGGTGGTAGTGCTGGTCAGACTACAGCTCAAAGAGTTAGTAGCTTGTTGGATGCCGGAGAGTGGCCAGCCACCATGAGGGAAATTTCTACAACCGCAACTACAACTGTCCAAGCAGATAGTGGCAGCTCAAGATCTTTATTGTCAGCTCTACAAGAGATAGAGCAGACCGAGGCCGGGGCTCTCTATGTAGATCAAAGAGGATTTGTTAAGTTTATGTCAAGAGCAGACATTATTACAGACTCAGGTAGTACATTGACAAAATTTTCAGATGTACCTTTATCTGCAGATATTACTTACCAAAAGGTTGAGTTTGACATCTCTGATTATCAAATGATCAACAAAGTTACAGTCACGCCTGCAGGTTTGACTGGTCAAACTGCTATTGATTTGACAAGCATAGATGATTATTTCCAACACTCTAGGGTTAGATCGGGCATTATGCAGACCGAGGCAGATGCTTTAAATCAAGCACAAATGATTATTGCCTCAAGAAAAGAGCAGGGTGTTGATATACAACTTAACTCATTGACTATTGATGCCTACAGCCAAGAGGATCCGGCAAGAGTAACTGCAGCCCTAGAGCTTGATATTTTTGATCCTATTGAGGTTACGCAAACCTTACCTGCAGGCAATGTGGTTAGTGATAGCGTTATAGCGGGTGTACAATATCAAATTACCCCCAATTCTTTTCTTGTAACATTTTCATGTGCTCAACCCTTTTCCGTTGGTTTTTTGTTAGACTCAGCGGTAGATGGAAGAATTGATGAAGACAGTTTGAGCTACTAGGAGATACATGTCGAAGCAAACCTTTACAGTGGGTCAGGTTTTGACCGCCGCAAATCTTACCTCCCTGCAACAAACGGCAATGTTAGGCGGGGCTGCACAAGCTAAAACAGCCTCATATACATTGGTGGCTGCAGATGCGGGTACAGCTATATCAATGACATCTACAAGTGCTACAACAATTACAGTCAATACAGGTTTGTTTGCAGCCGGTGACACAGTATTTATACAAAATTTAGGCACTGCCAATTTAACAATAACAGCCGGGACAGCTACAGTAAATACAGCTGGTAGTTTGATATTGCCCCAATATGATGCAGGTATTTTGTACTTTGTCAGCGCATCTTCAGCTGTATTTTATGATTACATTCAAGTAGGTGCAGTATCTCCATTAACTACTAAAGGTGATCTGTACACCTTTGGCACAAGTGATACACGCCTTGCAGCTGGTACAAATAATAGTAGGTTGGTTGCGGCAAGCGGTGAAGTCACAGGATTAAAATATGTTGCAGATACTCAAAATACAGTTATTGATGCTGAGGGTGATCTATTAGTTGGCGATGCAGCTGACACAATACAACGCCTTGCACTTGGTTCTAATGATCAAGTTCTCACAGTTGATACATCTGTTGATGGCAAAATCAAATGGGCTACACCTTCTGGCGGCAGTTCAGGTCTAAACCTTATACTTACAGAATCTTTTAGTGCGGTTTCTTCAATTACAAGAGATTCAATATTTTCTACTACATACGATAATTATTTAATTTTAATAGAGTTTACTGCCACTGCCACAGCATCATTTAATTTTTATTTGAGAAGTAGTGGTTCTAACATTACATCAGGTTATGATAGACAAACTTTAGGCTCAAGCGGTGCAACGGTTAATGCTGCTCGTACGACTGGTGCTGGGGAAGGAACCGTTGCAAACTCTTTATCGACTGGCAGAAATTATATTGTTTTTAATATAGCTTCACCATTTTTAACACAACGCAAAGGATTTATTACGGAAGCACTGGCCACTGCTAGTTCAGTCACTAATGAACGCTATATGAATGTTAGCGATAGCACCGCATCTTGCACAGGCATTTATTTATTCCCAAACACTGGAAACATTACTGGAAAGGTGAGTTATTACGGATATGGCAAATAATTTAATGGCATTAGTTGATGGCGAAAGCGTAAAACTTGAAGGCGAAGCATTAGAACAATTACTGGCAGGGCAAAAATCTGCCACCGATAAATTAAATGCTGAAATAGCCGAAGCCGAAGCAAAGGCCACCCAAAAGGCAGCCCTGCTAGAACGGCTTGGGATCAGCGAGGATGAGGCAAGGCTACTTCTAGCCTAAGCACAATTCCTCAAGAATGTGGCAACTATTAGAGAGCTGACAAGCCCAAACGGGTGGCCGGCCAGTGAAGACAGAAAAGCAATTGCCATACAATCTTTTGCTATCCTCGGCACCTCTTTAAAAATTGCATGTGCAAAAGATGTAGCTCCAATACTTGTTGCCTTTTGTAAAGAGTTTCATGAGCTTGTAGAGCCTATAGATCAAGGTCAATTAGATGACTGGGGTTATGCCTTTAGGATGACAAGAGGCTCTGACAAAGTTTTAAGTAATCACAGCTCAGGTACAGCGCTAGATCTCAATGCTTTGAAACATCCACTAGGCAAGTCAAATACATTTAACAAAGAACAGTGTAATATAATCACATTACTAATAACTAAATATGGCTTAGCTTGGGGCGGTCATTACAAAAAGCGCAAGGATGAGATGCACTTTGAGATTAAGATGGACAAAGAGCAAGTCAAACAAAAAATTAAACAGTTAGGATTATTATGAAACTAAGTGCAAAACAAAAAGCAATTGTAAAATCTTACGCACGCAGCGTAGCCGCTGCCACTGTCACCACAGCTTTGGCTTTGATTGCAGATGTGCGCCCGGAGTTATCTATCTTGGCAGGTGCACTTGTAGCACCTTTAATTAGATATTTTGATGGTCAAGACAAGGCTTTTGGCCGCAACAGCGAATGAGTCCTAATGACATGGCCGCTTTAGCTGTAGCACTTTTAACAATCTTAGGCTCATTTATTGCAGCTATCAGATGGCTTGTGAAGCATTACTTATCAGAGCTCAAGCCTGATAATAATGGCCAACATAATCTTGAGGGTCGTATTTGTAGAATTGAAAATAAGTTAGACACGCTATATGAAATCCTAATAACTAAAAAATAACCTGCATACCCTTCTCCTATGAAGAGCTGCGTTATAGTGCCAACTAGGGGCAGACCTGAAAACATGGCTAGATTAGCTGCAGCTTTTTTTGGCACAAATACCAGTGCAGATCTTTATGCTGTCAT